GCAACGGTAGCTATTATCGAGAATCCGTTTTATGCAGTTATGAACGAGCCGAATTCAACAATTAAACGACTTATAAGAAAAATAAGTTTATTGGATTACATTGATGAGCAAAACGGCTCTGGTAAATTAAATTTAATAGTTCAGCTTCCATATTCTATTAGAAACGACCTTAGAAAACAGCAGGCCGAGGAAAGAAGAAAAGATATAGAAACGCAATTGGTTAAGTCTAAATATGGAATCGCATATACTGATTCTACAGAGCATGTTACTCAATTAAATCGTGCTATAGATAATAATCTAGCGGCCCAAGTTGATAAGTTAACGCAACGAGCTTATTCGGAATTAGGTATGTCTCCAAAAGTTTTCGATGGAACAGCTACAGAAGAAGAGCAGTTACTTTACCAAAATACAACCATTGAGCCTATAGCATCAGCTATAGTTAATGAGGTTAGAAGAAAATGGTTGTCAAAGACTGCTCGCTCACGAGGACAGGATTTTAAGTTCTACTCAGATCCATTTAGACTAGTCCCCGTTTCAAAGCTTGCTGAATTAGCTGATAAGTTTACTAGAAATGAAATCATGACATCTAATGAAGTAAGACAAATCGTTGGCATGATTCCTATGGATGATCCAAAAGCTGACATGCTATGGAATAGTAACATTAATCACGGAAATGATGAAATGGCTAAGATTAATGGAACCAATAAACAAATGAGTACGGAGGAAAATCAAAATGAAGAAGTATGATTTTGGTGGCTGGGCTACAAAATCTGGAATTCTCTGTGCTGACGGACGGGTAATAGGTAATCAGGCATTTAAAGACGATGATGGCAAGAAAGTTCCACTTGTTTGGAACCATCGTCATGATGGTCCGGAAAATGTCTGCGGTTATGCCATTCTTCAGCATAGTGATGAAGGTGTTTATGCCTTCTGTAAGACAAATGCCACTGAGCGTGGAAAACTCGCAAAGGAACTGGTAGAGCATGGTGATATTACATCTCTTTCCATTTATGCTAACCATCTGACACAAAAGGGCAGGGAAGTTGAGCATGGAATGATAAGAGAAGTAAGTCTTGTGCTTGCTGGCGCAAATCCCGAAGCAAGAATTGACACACTGTTTGTGGAACATTCTACCGATGGTGGTGAAGAGGCCCTTATCTATCATGGCGAAGACGACTTTGATCTCTTTGAGGATGATATGGAAGAGCCTGACGAAGAAGACGAAAAAGATGAAGAAAAGGATACTGACATGGCAGACGATGTAAAGCACGCTGATGAAAAAGAAAAGACTGTTCAGGATGTAATAAACACGATGAACGAAGAGCAGCAGGCAGTTCTCTTTGGACTTCTTGCAGCAATGGATGAAGAAAACGATGATGATTCAGAAGGAGAAGATGACGACATGAAACACAACGCATTTGATGATTCGTATGAGCAGAGCGACGTTCTCACTCATGACGATATGGTTGAGATTTTTGCTGACGCTAAGAAGATGGGCTCCCTTAAGGATGCTGTTCTTGAGCATGGAATTACTGACATTGAGCTTCTGTTCCCTGATGCCAAGAACGTTACCAAAGAGCCGATCTTTGTCAAAAGAGACGACACTTGGGTGAGCTACTTTATGAACAATGTTCATCGTAGCCCCATGAGTAGAATTAGGTCCCTGTTTGCAAACATTACTGGAGCTGAGGCTCGTGCTAAGGGTTATACCAAGACTAAGAAGAAGATCGATGAGGTATTTGCTCTTCTGAAGAGAGAGACAACCCCTCAGACCATCTACAAGAAGCAGAAGCTGGAGCGCGATGATGTTGTCGACATCACCGACTTCGATGTTGTTTCTTGGCTTAAGCGCGAAATGCGTACGATGCTCGATGAGGAAATTGCTCGCGCAGCACTGGTTGGTGATGGTCGTCCCGATGCTAGCGATGACAAGATTAGCCCTCTTCACATTCGTCCTATTTATACCGATGATGACTTCTATTCGATCAAGGTTCCTGTAGAAGTTACTGGTGATTATACGCCAGATAAGAGAGCAAAGGCCTTTATTAGAAATACCATCAAAGCTCGCAAGAACTATAAGGGCAGTGGTAACCCGGTTCTGTTTACTACCGAGGATATGCTTACTGATCTGCTCCTTCTTGAGGACACGACTGGTAGACTTATCTATACTTCGGTTGATGCTCTTGCCACCACTCTTAGAGTTAGCAAGATCATCACTGTTCCGGTTATGGAGAATCTTACCAGGACCAAGAGCGGCTTCAACTATGAGCTTCTTGGCATAGTAGTCAACCTTAAGGACTACAACGTTGGCGCTGATAAGGGCGGAGCTGTAAACATGTTCGATGATTTCGATATCGATTACAACGCGATGAAGTACCTTATGGAGACCCGCTGCTCTGGCGCCCTTACTGTTCCTTATTCAGCAATGGTCATCGAGTATAAGACGGCGGTTACTACTACGCCCGACCCCGATCCCGATCCTGATGATACCGAGAACACGGAGCCTGAGGGCTAATTAATAGAGGAGAAAAGATTATGGCTAAGTGGCATGGGAAATTAGGTTTTGAAATTCAAAATGTTGAAGTTCGGCCTGGAGTTTATGAACCTGTAATAAAAGAGGAAAACTTTTCAGGTGATATATTGGAAACGGATAGTAGATGGCAATTAACAGATAACAAAAACGATAATTTGAACATTACAAACCGGATCAGTATAATACTTGACCCATCCACTTGCCATGACTTTTCTACTTTAAAATATGCAAGTTTTATGGGCTCATTATGGAAAGTTGAAAATGTACAGATAAAATATCCTAGAGTTATATTTTCATTGGGAGGTGTTTGGAATGGATAGAATTGACTCTGCCCGTTTAGACCTTCATCAAAAGTTAGAAAATATATTAGGATCTAAAAATGTATATTTTCAGCCGCCAGAGACCATAAGAATGGAGTATCCGGCTATAGTGTATTCGCGAATGATGGGCCGGTCACAATATGGGAATAATCGTTCTTATATTTTTGTTCCTGGCTATCAGTTGACTTATATAACTAAAGATCCGGACGACACAGCAATAATAGATAAGTTATTTAGTAACTTTTCTAAGATTAGTTATGATCGGCATTTTGTCAGCGACAATTTGCATCATGATTCTTTTACCCTATTTTATAATATGGAGGATAAATAAATGACTTGGGATGATATTGGCGAGCGTTTATATGAAACTGGTGTAAAGAAAGGCGTTCTTTACCCTATGACCGGAAGTACTTATGGCGATGGTGTTGCTTGGAATGGTCTTACGGCTGTTAACGAGTCACCTTCTGGCGCAGAAGCGACGGCTATTTGGGCTGATGATATTAAGTATCTCAACCTGTATAGTCGCGAGGAGTTTGGTGCTACTATTGAAGCTTACACCTATCCTGATGAGTTTGCCGAGTGCGATGGTAGTGCTCAGCTTGTAAATGGTGTAAATATCGGGCAGCAGCCTAGAAAGAGCTTTGGCTTCTCTTATGTTACCACTATCGGTAATGATGTTGATGGCGAGGCTCATGGCTATAAGATTCATCTTGTTTATGGATGCAAGGCCAGCCCTTCTGAGAGATCGCATGCAACCATCAATGATTCACCGGAGGCAATGACCTTCTCCTGGACTCTTACGACTACACCTGTCGAAGTTACTGGGCACCTTCCGGTTTCTCATCTTGAGATTGATTCTACTAAGTTTACCGCAACTGACGCAAAAGCAAAGTTGACTGCTTTCGAGAAGATTCTTTACGGTGAGGATAACGTTGCGGCACGTCTTCCTCTTCCTGATGAGGTCAAGACTCTGCTTACAGTGTAACTTAACAATTAATTTCAAAATGCTGGTACTTTTTGAAAGTGACAAAGACAAATCGCTACACGCCCTTTTTAAAAAGGATAAAGCTTAGCCAGCATTTATTTATAAAAAGGAGGAAATAAAAATGTATCGTAAGACAATCACTTACACGGATTACAACGGAGAAGAAAGGACAGAAACTTTTTGGTTCCATTTGTCTAAGGCAGAAATCGCCGAAATGGAACTATCCACTACTGGGGGACTTAAGTCTAAAATAGAAAAGATTATTAGTACTAAAGATACTCCCGGTCTTGTTAAGATTTTTAAAGAGCTTTTGCTGATGTCCTACGGCGAGAAGTCCGATGACGGGCGTCGTTTTATCAAGAATGCAGAGCTCAGAGATGCTTTCTCTCAGACAGAGGCTTATTCCGAGATTTTTATGGAATTGGCATCAGATGATAAAGCTGCGGCTGAGTTTGTAAATAACATCCTCCCTAAGGATGTAGCTGAGCAGGTAAGAAAGCAGAAACCTGAAATAGTTGAGAAAATAAACAATTAAATACTTGGTTAGAACGAGATGGAGGTAAGAGAATGTTATCAATATACGTACCAGAGCAAGAACTATACGATCCTAATAAAGAAGAGTTCTATACGGTGAAAGGCGCAACACTTCAGTTGGAACATTCCTTACTCTCCATCTCAAAATGGGAATCCAAGTGGCATAAACCATTCTTAGAGAATGTTGATTCACGTTCAACCGAGGAAGTACTAGACTATATTAGGTGCATGGTAATCAATCCTAATATAGATCAAAGGCTTCTTTCTTTTTTAACAGAAGAAGATATTAAGCAAATCACAGACTACATCAATGATCCAATGACCGCTACGTGGTTTTCAGATGATAATAATAAAAACGGAAAAAAGAAGCATGAAATAATAACAAGCGAAGTTATTTATTACATGATGATAGCTCAGAATATTCCAGTCGAATTTCAAAAATGGCATATTAATCGTCTGTTAACACTGATTAAAGTTTGCGTGATAAAGAATGAGCAGACATATGGTAAGTCTAATAAGATGTCAAAAAGTGAGATTTTAAGAAGCAATCAGGCCCTTAATGCAAAACGAAGGGCGATGCTGCATACAAAGGGGTGATAGGCGTGGAAAAATCGACAATAATAGGCAAATATGAAAACGGAGATCTTGTAAGGGTTAGTAAATTTACCGATAGAGAAAAAACCATAAACGTAAGAGGAAATTTGATTATCGTATGCAATAAAAATGGTCTCGCTATCAGGGATGTCCCAGATCTGACGCTTCAAGACGCATGGTACAAAACTGCAAAAGGCTGGATAACAGCTTATAGGGTAAAAGGAAAAGTAACAGCATCAAAAATTAATAAAAGTTGGAACGAATCTTACGGACATGTTTGCGAAGAAATAGCAAAGCCTATTAAATAATATGAAACCTCTAATTACTTTTGAACAAAAAGGTGATTTTAAAAAAACATATAAATATTTTAATAAGCTTAGATCCCAAACCATTTTTAATATGCTGGACCAGTATGGGAAAGAAGGATTGAGCCTATTAGCTAGAAATACGCCACGAGATACAGGTAGAACTGCTGAGTCTTGGACCTATCAAGTGACTGTTGAAAAAGGCGGCTCGTCTATCGTGTGGAGTAACTCCAATGTTCAAAATGGTGTATCAATAGCAGTAATACTTCAGTATGGTCACGCTACAAAAAACGGCGGATGGGTCGAAGGCAAAGATTATATTAACCCTGCTTTGCAACCATTATTTGATGAAATAGTAGATAAAGCATGGAAGGAGGTAACTAGCTTATGAGTGCAACAATTGATAATAGAATTGTTGAGATGCGCTTTAACAACGAAAATTTTGAGAAAAACGTTGAGCAAAGCATGCGCACTCTTGATAATTTGGACAAGAGTCTTGGACAATTATCCTCCGATGCTAATTTTAAAGACTTATCAAAAAATGTAGAGTCAGTTTCAGACAGGTTTTCTAAGTGGGGAATCGTAGCTGGCACAGCGATACAAAACTTAACGAATAGGGCGATAGATTTTGTAACGGATGGACTTGGCGCCATTAAAGATGGAATTTCAACATTGACTTTTGACCCTCTGCGTGAAGGTTTTGGAAAGTACGAGCAAGAGCTTTTAGCTATACAGAAAATTTCCAATGCTGACTGGTCGCTAACGAATGATCAAATATATGAAGAACTAGAAAAAATTCAGTGGTTTGCTGACGAGACTTCATATGACTATTCAACGATGATTGACACTGTGTCTAATATGATGTCCTATGGCACCAGTCTGTCTGATAGTATAGACATAATACAAGGTGTGGGTAACATAGCAGGTCTCGTTGGATCATCGGTTGCGATGGCAAACCATGGTTTTGAAGGCTTTGCCCGAGCCATGGGTTCCGGTTTTATGAGTACACAGAACTGGCGTACGTGGATTAGAACCGCCAACATGAATAGTCAGATCGTCAAGCAAATGTTCCTTGATGCGGCAGTAGACTTAGGAACTATAGAAGAAGTCGGCGATGGAGTATACAAATCTTTAACTGGAATAGGAAAAGCTGAGGAATTCACCATCGGCTCCATGGACGATATGCTTACTAAAAATCGTTGGTTAACCGACGATGTTATGGCATACGTCTTTAAAGATATGAATAGTTATACAAAAATTATTCAATCTTTTCAGCGAACGTATGGCGAGTTAACTGGCGAAATAATAACCGCTTCTGAAGCAATGGATCTATATGACGACACCTCAAATTTGTCGTCAAAAAAAGTTCAAGCATATATCGCTACTCATGAAGAACTTTACGGGACAGTGATAAGCGAAGCCGAAGCTATAGAAATTTTATCTAATGTTACAGAAACCGCCGCTTCAAGAGGCTTAAAAGCTGGCCAGGAATATCGTTCATTAACAGATGCCATCAATGCAACTAAAGATGCAGCCTCATCCACTTGGAAAAATATTTTTAAGGTCGTTTTTGGCGAGGTAGAAGAATCAAAAGACCTTTGGGGCGAAGTTGGCGAAACGTTATTTGATGAATTTGTAGAACCATTAAAAACAGCGCAAGAAATAATTGAAAAGGTCTTTTGGGACTGGAGTGGCCGAGATGACTTTCTTCAAGGATTAAGAAATATAGTAACGGGTTTACTAGATGTTTTACATACGATAGGTGAAGCATTTAGCGACGTTTTTGGCGTGAAAACATTCGGCGGAAACGTTGCATTATTTCTTCGTTCTTTAATAACCCGTTTTAAAAATTTCACGGCATCGATCAAACCGTCAGAAGAAGCACTTGAAACATTTAAGAAAGTTTTATCTGATATTTTAACTCCAATTAGATCTGTTTTTGGCTTACTGAAAAGCGTTTTTAATATTCTGTCGCCAATAGTTCAGACTATTTTTAAAGTTCTTGGCTACGTATTAAAAGCAATTTCCCCTGTTTTTAGAATTGTCGGAGCAGTTATAGATGCTATAGCGGCTGTTAATAATAAAATAGCTGATGCTATTAAATGGTTGCTGGGCCTCGGAGATGAAGCAAAACCGATAGGTTCGATATTTGAATTTGTTGGATCTATAATAGAAAAAGTATCAGATTGGATTGTTAATTGCGTTAACACAATAGTCGACGTAATGGACGATCTATTTGGATGGTTTATAAATACCCCAGTAGCTAAAGCTATAGCTGGCACGTTTAGCACGATAAAAGGTATTTTTGGGGATCTATTTATAAACCTTAGCGACACTGCTAAAAAGGTTAGTAGTGTAAAAGATTTCTTTAATGCGGTTCTTCATGGATTAGCTGAAGTAGTAAGAACCTTCGGTAAAATAATTGGCGCTATATTTGGAATAGATCTAACCGATCCAATTGAAAATTATATTATAACTCCCGTTAGAAATGCTAAAAATGCGCTAGTAGAATGGATTAAAAATACTGATTTTGCCGGCGAGTTTACTAAACGTCTCGGAAATTTAAAGTCCGTTGCATCAGAATTTAAAGACAACATGTCCGAGATATTTGCCGGTGTGAGCTATGCTGAAGGAGGCGGCGGCTTTAGTGGCGTTGTAGAATCAATATTCGACGGCGTTGTAAACGTAGTTCGACTAGCTGGAAACTCCTTCGGCGCAATCATCGGAAAAGACTTTAGGCAAGGCATTGAAGATAATATTGTAGTTCCAATACAGACAGCCAGAGATAAAGTTGTTGATTTTCTTCAGAAAAATGGCATTCTGGAAAGTCTTCAAAAGTTGAAAGATAAATTAGTAGAACTTTGGAAAATAGTCTGCGAATTTATCGGTGCTAATTATGCAGAGGACAATATATTTGTTATTCTTTGGAAAGGCCTCAAGAAACTTTGGGAGATTTTGCAGCCTGTTTTTGGAGTTTTAAAAGAAACTTTAGGCTATGTTTGGAATTGGATTAAAGAAAATATTCATCCAGCCGAGTTGCTTAAAGCTATATTTGATGCCATAGGAACCGCATTAAAAACTGTTGGCGAACATTTAAGGGGAGCCTTCGGCGAGAATCAAACTGTATGGGACGTTCTTAAAAACGTTTTAGGGCTTCTCAAAGATGCTGCTAAAATCGGAATTGGCGGAGGTTTGATAAAGTTTCTTTTTACTTTGTCTAGCGGCGTAAAGGACTGGAGCGGAATTGGCGTTTCATTAAAAAAGATGTTCGATTCCATTACCAGCGCATCGACTAATCTTACCAAAAACTTCAAAGCTAATCGTTTCAAGAGCATAGCTGCTGCTATCTTAATGCTTGTCGGAGCGATATTCCTCCTGATGTTTATTCCTATAGGGGATCTGCTTAAGGGCCTTGCCGTTATTACGGTTCTTGGCGCTATCATAGTTGCTATAAACAGACTAGTCGCTGATGATAAAGAGACTAAGGGCGTTGCCGGCAGAATCGTAGCCATGGGCATGTCAATGCTCGTTATTATTTTGGCATTAACCTGGGCTATAAAGGCCATTATAAAAGCTACAAATGGAAGCGAGGATGCAATTTGGATAGTTGTTGCGGTTCTTGGCGGTTTTGCCTTTGTATTTATAGCCATGGGCGTCGCTATGAATTTTGCCGGAAAAGCTGGCGAGAATGCGGTTAAGAACTTTAAGCAAGCTAGAAAAACTTTAAAGTCCATGGCAGCATCATTTATATTAATGGGTATCGCCATTGCTGCTTTGGCAGTAGCATTAAAGATATTTGATAAAGTAAATGATCTTGATAAAGCACTGAAAGGCTTTATAGCGACATTAGCTACGATCACGCTTGCCATGACTTTCACGGGAGCAATTACGAAAACGTTTAAGTTCGAATTTGCTTCGCTTAAAAAAGTTGTCGACGCTTTTATGGGCATGGCTAAAGTCATGGTTGTTCTAGCCGCAGCGTTATTTATATTCTCCAAAATAGAGAATATGGATAAGGCAATTGAAGGCTTTGCCGTAACTATAGGCACAGTTCTGATAGCAATAGTTCTTCTTCAGTTAGAGACTAAAAAATTGGGGGCATCCGCCAAGAATTTCCAGTATATTGGCATTGCTTTTGTTGCAATAGCAATAGCAATGGTGATCTTAGCCGGGGCGTTAAAATTCTTTGATACGCTAGACGAAAAGACTTTTTGGGGGAACTTTTTAAAATTGGCTGCTTGCCTGGCATTACTCGGTGCTGCAATATGGGCTATGGGAAAAGCAGTAGGCAAGAGCAAGGTTGATTATAAAGCATTAGGAATTGGCTTTGCAGCAATTGCTGGCGGCCTTGTATTATTAGCCGTAGCATTGCATATAATTGGATCTATGCCTTTTGGGGATCTTGTGCAGGGTCTTATAGGTGTTGCTTTAGCCCTCGGTATCTTTTTAGCTGGTGCCTGGCTTATCGGCAAAATGGAAAAGCCATTAAAGAAGGGCGTCAAAGTTATAAAAGAACTAGGCTTAGGATTTGTCTTTCTTGGCGCTGGCATGTGGCTTATAGCTAAAGTTATTACTTTAGTAGCCGGGGCATTGCCTGAATTTATTAATGCTATAACTGAGGTCGGTCTTGCTATTATTGCAATGATTCCAAAGATAATCGTTGCTATTGCACAAGGCTTGCTTGATGCGTTGCCGATATTGTCAGAACTTTTAGTAAATCTAATAAAAACAGCTATAGGTACTATCGGCTCGCATACAGTAGAGTTAGCTAAGACCTTTATTGATATTATTATAGCTATTTTGGACTATGTTCTTCAGAATATACATAATATTATCGATCCTCTTATAGAGATCTTAGTGACAACATTTAGTGAGTTGGCAGCGCATACAGACGAATTTATAGGTCCTATTGGCGAAATAATTGATGGAATTACTTCCTTGGGGCTTATAGATACAGCCGAGGCATTATTAATTACCGGCGCTTTAACCGTTTTGTTCGGCGAAATGCTTTTAATGACCACTGCTGCTTGGGCTGCAACGTCAATGCTTCCTCAAATAGGTGATAATCTCACTCTGTTCATGATGAAGGCGTTGCCGTTCTTTTCTACAGTCCAGATGCTCGGTCCTGGCGTAGCTGAATCTTGTGAATCGATAGCACGAGCTATTCTTGCTATGACCGCAGCCAGCTTAATAGATGGGGTTCTTAGTTTCTTCGGAGCAAAAATAGACTTCATTCCCTTAGGCGAGCAGTTAGTAGGCTTCGCTCCTTATCTTAAAGATTTTGCTGACATAATGAAAGATGTCGATGCAGATCAGCTTGCTAAGCTCGGCCTTGCAATGGAAGCGATAGCGCACTTTGCTGACATGGCGCCAACTAGTGGTAATGAAGGTGTCCTCGATAAGATAAGCGAGTTCTTTGCTGGCTCTGATTCACTAGAGAATTTTGGAAAAGAACTTGTCGCCTTCGGGCCTTATATAAAGCAGTTTGCCGAGCAGGTCAGGGATATTTCTGCCGAAGATGTGAAAGGTGCTGCCGCCGCCGGTCAGGTAATGGCTGAAATGGCAGACAACATTCCGAATTCCGGAGGTGTTTGGGCTGATTTCTTTGGCGATAACACCATGGACAAGTTTGGCAATGAACTGGCTAGCTTTGGCAAATCTTTGGTTAGTTTCATAGATACGGTTAAAGATGTAAAGCCTACAGATGTTGACGCTGCCACTAATTGCGCTAAGATCCTTTCAAAGATGGCTGACAACATTCCAAATTCTGGCGGTGTTTGGGGCGCGTTCTTTGGCGATAATACCATGGATGTGTTCGGAACGCAGCTGGAAAGTTTCGGAACGTCTTTGGTCAAATTTATTGAGACTATAAGAGATGTTAAGCCTACTGACGTTGACGCAGCAGTTGCTTGTGGTAATCTGCTTTCCGATATGGCTAGTAACATACCAAATTCCGGAGGTGTCGTTGATTTCTTTACAGGAAGCAATGATATGGATGAATTTGGCATACAGCTGGAAGCTTATGGCAATAGCTTAAAGAACTTTGCGGCCATCGCCTCGACTATTCCGGACGTAGACATAAAGAGAGCCATTACCATGGGTGATCTCGTCGTTGACATGGCCAATAAAATACCATATAGTGGCGGATTGCTATCCAAATTCTTATTTGGCGATAAGGATATGGAGGAATTTGGCGATGCATTAGGCGATTTTGCTTCAGGCATTGTTGACTTTACTACAAACATTAAAGGACTGTCGCCTTTAACCGAGGACACCGTAACCGCAGTTCAAAATGTTGTAGAATCTATGGGCTCGATAATGAAAGCGGCTCAGGGCGTGGATAAATTTAACAATCTAGTGCGATTGGGTAAAGCTATTTATGATAGTTTTATAGATGCGTTTTCTGGAACGCAGGTTAAGACTAAGCTTCAAACCGCTATAAAAGAGTTTTTCAAAACCCTTATTAGCAACACACTTTGTTGAACTCGGACAGCTTTTGGGAATTTATCTGGCTCAAGGCCTGAAAAATCAAAAGCACGCTATTTCTATCGCATCGGCCGAATTAGTTACAGTTATGGACAAGTCCATGCGAAATAGAGGTGAAATTAAATCGCCTTCGAGATTAACCGAGAGAATTGCTAAGTTTTTTGGTGCTGGTCTAGTTAATGGTTTGCTTGAATCTAGCGATTCTGTTGAAAAGGCTAGCTTTAACTTAGGCGATAAGGTTCGTGAAGGAGTTTCAACAGCTGTTAATGCTGTCAAGGATCTTATTAATGGCACCGGTACAGAAATTGACTGGACAATAACTCCCCAGGTCAATCTTTCTAAATTAAAAGCAGGGCTTTCAGACGCTAGTAACATGATGAGCCAGCAATTAGGATCTATTACATCTTTAACTGATCCCTCTTCTCTTTCTTCACTCGGCATCGATAGTGAAGCACTAAATGACGCCACAGGCAAAGGTTACACATTTATTCAAAATAACTATTCGCCAAAGGCTTTGTCCAATACGGAGATTTATAGGCAGACTAATAATTTGATTACTTCAGTTAAAGGAGCACTTAATACGCCATGATAAAGCAG